CAAGTTCTCGTATGTATTCATCCCACTTGGTAGGTGAGAACAAGATTGAGAATATTGTAGCTGAGGGTAAGGGTCTCAACATTTATGCGAGTAAAACTGCTACAATGGGAACACCAAAATTAACCATCCTTGAAAGTTCAAATGTTGGTGTAGGCACGGCTACACCCAAGGGTAGATTACATACATCTGGGGGTACAGTGTTTATCAACGATGAAATCACCAATAATGGAACGTACAAGCATCTTGGAACTCCACTCGTCGTTTCTAATGCGTTAACTATCGCAAACACAACAGATTTTAAGAGGGTTTTAGAGCTTTGTAGAGAGGGTGGTACTACAAGTAGTGATGGTGTGAGAGCAACGTTCAAGATGGGTAAACACACAGCGGTTTCGAGTGGTACAGCTAATTCTCAACTTGATATATTTTTGGCAAGTACAAATTACGAAACTGAGGTTGACGTACTAACACTTAGAAGTGATGGTCTAGTGGGTATTGGTACGACTATCCCAACTGCTCATTTAGAAATACATGCTACGGGTGCAGCCAATCCCACAACAAATGGTTTATTAGTACATAACTTTGATGGAGCTTCAGGTGATGCTATCTTAGCGGCACAAACACGTCAACTTACAGGTAATATATTTACCTCTTACATCCAAACAAATGCGGGCTCTAATCCTAGGGGTTGGTCAACAGGTGTATCTGGGACAAACTCCGATTTTAGAATTACACAAAATGTAAGTAACAACAAAGATTCTGCAACTGTGGGTCTATACATAGATGGTGCAAATGGGAATGTAGGTTTAGGCACTGATTCACCCCGAGGTGCCCTAGATGTATTGGGTAATGTAGTCGTGGGTAATGAGGTGTCGTTCGGGGGTTTAGAAGGTGACCTGTTTGGTACAACGAGGCTTGTAGAAAGACGTTATAATACGGATCAGACCAGAAATGAACTTGTAATATTCAAGGGTAATGACGGAGATACAACCAATGGTCCTGATAGAATTCGACACATTGCCGCGGAACACGTATTTACAACCTATACATCATCTGGTGAATCTTTCACTGATCTTGTAGATGATGCCGCTACGGGTGATGTACCAATGTGTATCACCAATCAAGCTGGTATTGTCGTTATTGGTGGTAGACGTTCAGACGCAGTGGGGCGTGGTTCAAATACAAAACTTGTAGTAAACGGTGATATTGAGTTCGCTGGTGGTGGTGCGTTCACACTGACTGGTATGGCATTCGTTACTACTAACCCAGGTTCAGGAGACTCTGTGAACAAAATTAGAAGTATTAAAGACGGTAGTGACCGCCGCGTACTTACCTTTGTTCATCAGATTGATGATAATAACGATTCGGAATTCGCCCGTTTCGACAAACTTGGTAGACTTGGTATAGGTACATCAACTGTAGACTCGAATGTACACATTTTCAACGGAAACACAACAGACCAAACACTCCTAAAACTTGAGAGTCCTCACCCAGGTTCGGGTACATTCACTAAAAAGTCTGGAATACTTCTTCATACCACTGAGAATTTCGGTGGTTATGTGAAGGCTTTCAGGGATTCAGCTACTTCACTTTCCGGTATCGTAATTGGTGGTACCAATAGCGGTACAGAAACGGATGGTGTCCACATTACACACGCGGGTAACGTGGGTGTGGGTACCCTAAACCCACAGAAACAGCTTCATGTCTACGATGGTATGGTTCGTGTAGAAAGTCCCTCAAGTAACGCAACTATCGAACTCACAACATCGGCTGGGAGTGCGAATATTTATGCGGACACCACAGGTAATGTATACATCAACCCATTGAGAACTGGTTTGAGAAACACAACCTTCCTCAACAGTAATGTAGAGGTCATAGGTGATTTCTCTGTCGATGGTGCCCTAGATTTGGGTAATCAGGTAGGTATTGGTTTGGATGGTGCGAGTGCTAACACAACACTCCACGTGAATGGTGGTATCATCACAAACTCTGACCAGGTGGCGACAAAGAAGTACAGTCATTCTAATGTAGTCGCGAATGGTAATGGTCAGGATATACAATTCGTGTTTAAACCAAATACATTTTATGCGAAAATCATAGCGGTGTTACGTGAAACAAGTGATGTACGCAACACAAGTACTATGATTCTCGAGGTGTCTGGTGGTACACATGATGGATCCACGGGTTCTATGTATGATATAGCCCTAGGTCCTCAAACCATAATGGGTGCTAATAACTCATATCCGTGGAGTCCCACTGTATCGGTTGGTACAAGAGGAATCAACATACAACCAACAGTTAAGGATGATGGACGTAACTTTGCATACGATTTAACAGTTGAACTCACCACTGGACTTAACGGTGGACTTTCTAGAATAACAAAACGAGCTCTAAATACAACTACTGCTCTTGACAATGCCACTGGTGGTCAAGATTTATTGGTTGGATTCACATATTAAATTTACTACGAGGGAGGGTGGCACCCCGCGGTAGATTAAACATTTACGCCCTGATGGAATCAGAGACGGCTAGTGCAACTACGCCAACAATGAAAGCCATGATGACGTAATTTAATTCGGTTTCTTCGCGGCCGACCTGGGGCTTTACAGGTTCGGCCTTGGCCTCAGCGACAACTTCTTGCTGTCGAACGGGAGGCTCGAGCTCCTCAAGCGGACAATACGCTATCATTTATATAAGTTTAGAGATTTATTTCGGTCTTCTTCTTTCGACGAGTTCTCTTGGGTTTAGATCCTGCACCAACATTGACCTCCTTGACCTCACCTCCAGTGGAATCACCCGAGATGGACATGATATCAGAGAGATCATCATCCTCCTCAACAGGCTGAGGCGCCGAGGGTCCTTGTCCCATTGAGGTATTCATTGGGGGTGGGGGAGGCATAGAAATGCCACCCATCAGGCTTGAAATATCAAGCCCGGGTCCCTGCATCTCGTACTGCCCTGATCCACCCACGGGTGCATCAACTGCGGGGCCACTAGTGTCACGGGTAGTGTTCTGAACCGCCGCCATCATATTCTTCACCAGGTCTGGGTTTTGCTTCATAACATCATTCATGTTTGGCATCACCGATTTGAACATAGAATTGGTAAGATGGAACATCATAGCGGATCCACCGAGCATCATAATCAGCTTGACCTCTGGTGCAACACTGACCTTAGATCTGTATTTCACATATAGTTCCTCAAATACACCATCATAATCATCAACATTCTCCATAACAGACTCAGACCAACCCTCAAGTTGAATCTCAAATGGGTTATACCTCTTATTCAAAAATTCAAGTCCAGTTACACAGGCGACCAACATACGGCGAGAGAAGCGAACTGATTGTTCAACATCTATACTGTATGTAATCCTCTTGACCTCTGATCTGAGTTCATCAATATTCGAGTAAGCGTTCAACCTCTTGTTAACTGCAAACCCCTTCTTCTCGAGTCGAGCTAATTTATTAATAAGATCCGACTTCTCTTCATCAATTGAAGTGTACCCCTTCGAGGGTTGCTCACCCTGATCACTAGGACCTGGGCCCATGGGTTCATCATCATCGAACATCATTGGTTCATCCTCACCATAATCAATTTCCTCGTCCTGTTGAGGCTGAGCTGGGGCACTTTGTTTGTTGGGATTCACAAAAGCATCCATAGCCTCCTGACCCTGAAAAGATTGTTGAGGTCTTTGCATAGGCCTTGTGGGTCGAGGTACAGGTTTTGGTCGTGGTGCAGAAATTTGAATCTCATCCATCAGGGCCTGTTCATCAGCATCTAATTTCATCACAGTCGTTTGACCCCTATCGAGTACGATTTCTTCGTCCATCTACTGTCTATTTAGAAACTAAGAAAATCTCTTTAACGCACTTTAAAAAAATCTATGTCTATTATAAATGTTTAATCTTAACCTCAACAAGAGTGATCGCAATGCTCTCATGGCCATCGCGGTTTTGATGACCCTCATCTTCGTTCTGTCTCTTATGACTGTGAAGACCGCGAATTATCAGCCCAGGCCAATTACCATTACACCTGTCAGTGAAGAATCTCTCTTCGGCCTCAAGCCCGACCTTGAGTGTACCGCTGGTTCAGGCAAGAAGGACAGCCCTTACTCGGTTGGTCTTACCCCAGGTGGTCTTTGTGGTGCCCAAAAACTTGTAGGTGATCACGCCGGATATGAGATCGCGGATGGAATTGGCGGATCTTTAATCTAAGCTAATAATAAATGGCTCTGATTACATCGCCAACTGATACGATTCCCGATCTAAACTATGAATATCATACCATCACTGTTGATACTCTTAATCAGACTAGCGCGAATACATGGACATGTTTTTTGAGTCAGCCTCTAAAAAATGTTGTACAGGCTCGACTTCTAGCCGCTCGGATTAATACAGTCACACCAGCTAATGGAAGTGAACATTGTTACATTTCCATTGATGAGTTGAATTCTACATTTAATGATCGCGCTACCAATGTTTATGAAGGTCAGGCATCGCTAGGTATGCTTCGAAAATCTTTTGCCAGTATTGTGACTACAGATGATACTGGTATAATAAGT